AAGGTTACTGTCTGAACAGTTGTCCATACAGTCGCTATGTTTTGCTGGAAAGTTACGGTCACACTTCTGTCTACGTCGGCAGACCCATAATACCCGCCATTCCAGATCATCAAAACAATGCCCTGGCAATTCCCTGCATTGGCGAAAGTGACGGAGATCGTTCTCACCGTTGACAAAGCCAAAGCAGTTGTCGAAAAACACCCCATATTCGAGGCTTCCACACGATAAAAACCATTGGCGGTCTCAAGGGTGGTGGGTATGGTTGAAATCACGATCTGAGCCGGTAGAGGAGTTGCAAAAAATAAAATTAAAAAGAGAAGTTTTTTCATGGACTTACCACCCAACTGGTCACATAATCATCCGAATTCCTAGTAAACGTCCATGTATGGATTCCGTCCGTGACAGAACTAATATGGTTTGAGCCATTTCGGGATATTGTCAGAGTTCGGCCACTATCAAAGGAGATAGAGGAGATCAAATTACTCACACGTGTTACCGTACCAGAATGAGTAACAATGATTTCTTGAAAGGTGCCAGTAGATACCTGAAGGGCAGGATCTATGCCAGTCCCGACGTTCTGGATGTAAAAAGTAGATCCAGATGGGAGAGTGGTAGAGGAATCAACAACGTCCAGACGACCTGTCCAGGGATTCAGGATTGTGCTGTATTTCCCTATCCCATAATAGGCAAAAATAGAGGAATTAATTAAAAGAAAAATTCCAGTTAAAAAAAATCTAAAAAAAATCTTCTTTGGAATCCCAAATCGCCCTGTCATTGGTGCATTTCTCCGTTGCTGGTGTATTGTCCGAGTTGTAAGTCATTTTGATGATTTGCCATGCCTCATCGGTAGTGGCAACATCGGCATTGGCAAATCCGAAGTATTCAAGTCTGCCGTTGGAATCCCATGCGTATTTGACCTGGAATCCCTGTTGGCCTCGACCGACGAGAACGAATTTAATTAACTGAGCAAGAAGGATATCGCTGATGTTCATATAAACTGCGTCCTAACCCCGACCCCGTGTATTAAACCGCGCGTGATGTTATAGAGAATCACGGCACCGATAATGAATCCCCAACCCAAAAGAGAGGAAAGACCTTGGTTCATCGCATACCAATCGAAACGAATTGCAAACAAGATGGCGTAGAATTCCCTCGTTAGAAATCCAGTATAGAATTGCCCCTTGTTCTTCTTTGACATCAACCGGCCTAAAACATAACTCCCAAGAACACCATTGACGAAAATGGTCAACCAAAGAATTGGAATATCTTTTTGATAGTGAATCAACCCGTAGACAATTCCTATCGTTGCCAAGAAATCCGTAGAGAAAAGTTTTCTAAGTATTTTCTTCATATATCTTCTACACTCTCGAGAACCCATTTATTGAACCGTGTGCCAACTCGGATTACCTTGCGGCGAAATATATTTGTGTCCGGTTCCACATAAGTTGCCACAATCCGAATATCCAGATTGTCGAAAACTGTCACGCACGATTGAGCGACAGAATTGGCAATGTCGAGAGAACCGTTCAACCATAACTCTATATTTGAATTGGAGGCAGTTAAACTTCCGACGCTCTGTGCTGTTTGGGACCCTGCCGCATTAAAACTTCCTTCGGCGGCTGTGACGGTACGACCAACCCAAAGTGTTGCGACCAAAACATCAGCGGAATTATGAAGTTCCAAAGGTCCCATTGTGGCCGAATCACATCCCGTGTCCGTCAGAAGTTTCGTGTCAATGTCGAGCATTTGAACAGTGGTTATCGTCCATCCTGCCGTCACTCCGAGACTTTCCCATGTCCCCGCCCATTCACTATGTCGGGAGGCGATATCATTTCTCCCTGTGCAAGTTTGTTTACGGCAATTGGTTGGATTACCGTCGGTTGTAACATAGCCAAAAGTATTGACCGTATCACAAGCCCCAGAATTAGAAACATCTGTCCATGTCGTGTTCCATTCAGTCCCCGCCCAAGTGGTGTCAAAGTTAGAAGCGATTGCTTGGCAAACGAGAAACAACGATAAGATGGAACAGATTAGTTTTCTCATTCGATATCCTTTGTATAAAAGACTGTAATGGTTATTCCTAAAACCGTTCCAGAAGCGGCACTCGTTCCCGTAGTGAAAACAAGATAGGCTCCCGCCGCTATGCTCGCATTGGAAAATGTTTGCTCAATTTCACCGTTGGTGTCAGCAACCTGATCCACTGAGTAAATATCCGTCCCAACTGAGCCAAGTGAGGCCCACGCTCGTTCTTCAATGTTATAGGTGAGAGATGTCCCTCCAAGGCAGGTAGCCCTAACACTCCTGATCGTGATTGCCATTTCAGTCGGGGCCATGTATATCGGGATATTTTCATTATCCCAAGACGCATCCGATGAGATAAACACCGTAAATGATGTGGTCGCATGGGCTATGACGAAAGCGGCAGAACCATAAGCGATCAAGGTGTTGTCCGTAGTATCGAACGCCACCTGACCGACTGCTGTTAATGCAGGTGAAGCACCATTGGGAATCTCAAGACTCGTCACCCCGCCCATATCGTGAACGCCCGTATAGGTATCACCGGCCTTATGAGCGTAGGTGACGGTGACGGAAGATTTCTGAATATATGTTGCTGTTGCTGACGATTTGGCAAGATATGTACTTTCCGCCGTGGTTGTAGAAAGAAAATCATCGTTGACGATCATGGTGTTAAATTCAGCAACAGAATCAATCTCCGTATCCAGAACAACCGTTGTGCTAAGAGAAATCGTGTCGTCAGTTAATTTAACCGGCCAAGTTGTAGAAAGGTTAGTTTCAGCGCTGATATCAATTTGGGAACCCAGGAGAGAAACATTTGAGGAAAGATTGGCATCTCGAACTTTACCACCCGAATCATAAACGCATACGGAGGATTGATCTATTTTTACCAAGGCTTCACCACTGTTATCCGTAACAATAAACTGCGTTCCGGTGAAATCAATGGTCGAGGTTTCAACAATGTCGGAACCACCATCCTGAATCCAAATCGTTGCGCCACCACTTCCCACCGAATCCGTATCCGGTTCCCAGTAACTATTACCACCATCCCATTTCAATACCTGCCCATTTACTGGTGCAATATCGTGCACGAGACGGTTGCCGGAAAGGGTCATAGAGGAATTAAAATACGAATAATTCTTTACCCTAAAATCTCCATAAATATCAAGTTTGTAATTTGGTGTGTCAGTCCCGACAGCGAGTTTAAAGTCGGGGTTGGCTGGATTTCCGATGACTCCACAATCTGAACAAGTCACCCTGGCTGAATGTCCAATTCCAAGAGAACTAGAAATATTGGTGGAAGCGCCGGTTTGGATTCCTGATTCACTTCCGACAAAAGTGTTGTAGTTTCCATCGACAAGAGCAACAGCCAATAAACCGGCCCCCTGACCAATCAAAGTATTGTCAATGCCGTGCATCACACCCCCACCAGCACCAAAGCCTACGAAGGTGCTGGCTATTCCATCCAATAAAGATCCGCCAGCAGTATCACCAATAATTGTGAGATTGTATGTATTGTCCGCGGCGGAACCCGCTCCGTGACCAATGAGAACACTATGGTCGACATTTGTGGCGGTGTACCCTGCATAATTCCCGATGAAAAGAGCATTCTCGTTTCCTCCGGTATCGGAAAAACCGGCGTCATAGCCTATGAATAAACGGCTGTTTCCTCCGACGTTGTACGAGTCAAACATCTTATGTCCGGCAAGTTCTTTTAAAATGACGTGGCCGGTTAGTCCCGAAAGAAAAAACCCAGCAGTCACAGAAGATGAAAACACTCCCGTAGTAGCAGAAACTCCATATCCCGCCGTAATCGTCATCGTAGCAACATGATTTCCAAGGTTATCTCCACCTCCTCCTCCGTCACTAGCCGCCGTGATTCGTCCTTGAGCATCAACCGTTAAATCCGTATTCGTGTAAACACCAGGTGTAACGCCCGTGGCCGTTAAAGATGATGAGAGAACATTCGCACCAAGACTTCCCGCAGCGATATTTGCGGCAGGAATTCCTGCCCCTACTTTTGAACCCGTTAAACTCCCATCTGCTAAATCATCCAAATCGGTGTCATGAAGTTGAAAGGTTGAGGTTGAAGTAAGAATTGTCCCGTCTACGAATGTAATTGTCGAAACGGCAATTGTAGATACTGAGATCCCATAAGGACAAGAAATGGTTGAGGTGGCCGGATAAACCGAGTCGCCACCACTGCTTCCTGTTGCCGAAATTGTGATATCCGTATAAGCATCTGCCGCCATTCCGGTAATTGCCACATTCGTTCCGGCTATGAAATTGATCCCACTTGAAACGTGAACGATAGTCCCACCCGTGGAAACAACAATCGGTTGTGGATCAACCAGTGTCCCCAAAAGTCCGGTGATATCAATTTCATCAACCTCTCCACTTGCGTGCGCAAATCCGTGAAGAGGCAATTCATCAGCGTCAATGGTCGGGCCAAGACAGGTAACGGAAGATTTATCAATGGAAAGGTAAACGTGGTTGGAGGTATTGCCAAGTAAAGGAGCGGCAACCGTAACACTGGACACGAAATCGCCAGAGGTTTCGCTCCCAAGGTCAATACTTGGGCCGAGAAGCGTTACGGACGATGGAATAAGAGAAATGTATGCACTTGTCAACCCGACGAGTTGGACATTAAAGGTATAACTCGAAAAATCAATTTGGGTTGTGGGACTTGAGACAATGACGGTTCCTGAACTAACTCCTATCGCGCCACTCCCGCTTCCCAGGGTTTTAAAATAGAGACCGCCTGTTCCATCTGTGACAATCGCCTGCCCGTTAGATCCATCTGAGGTAGGATAATGAAGAGTCCCAGCCGTTAGATTGGTAATAGAACCTTGATAGACGCTAAAGTTCCCAGTAACGGTAAGGTTTTTGACAGAAACAAGATCATGACTGAAAGTAAAACATGGGTCAGTTCCGATAATGCTGAAACACCAGTTAATCGAAGCGGTTGTATTGTTTCCGAAAGTTTGATTTCCGGTGACTGCGGCGGGATTAAACGTAACAGTCGGTATCGCCCCTTCCCCGGCGACCCCTACCGTTATCCCCAGTCCGGCTATGAGAGAGGCCACATAGTTTCCTGATGTCTCAGAGGTTAAAGCGATTTCCGATCCAAGTTTTGTTACGGATGAACTATCAATTAAGGAATTGGTAATGAGAGCAGAAGAATTCAATTTGACTAAAACATTGGCGACATTGAAAGTATTTCCCATCAAGGTCACGGATGAACTTTTGACACCTATGTTAGCCGTGCCTGATGGATTTTGCGTGGCTGTGAACACATGACTTGAAAAATTGATTGAAACAGTAGGAGAAGTAACTTGCACAGCACCAATCGCCACTTCCAAAGTAGATGCTCCACCTCCTCCCGATGGACAGATTGCGGATTCCCACTTCCCAGATGTTGCGTTATAAACGAAACAAGAACCGGTCACCTTCCCAGTAGTATCAACGTCACCCAATTCATCAATGGAGTCCCCAACTTGGATGAAAAGACCCGCCGGGCCCGAAATATCACCCGCAATAACGGTCGAATAAAACAGAAAGGCCGTGATCGCCGTTAAAAAGAATTTCCTAATCATCCACGATAACCATGAGCATAAATAGCCCTTGCCTGACGTTGAGCTTTTTTCTTTGCGCCTTTACCACGATAGAGTTTTCCTGATCGGCCCCATTTGTAGCCACTTTTCACTTTGCGAACTGGCATAATTTCCTCCTATTTCTTCTTTTCCAAATATCGAACTGACGCCGTGGGATTCCCACGTGTAAAATAAATCACCTGATTTGATTCTATGACGGCAATTTCATTTTGCTTCACTGGTATTCCGGTCGTTGAGATGCCCGTATTTATCCCATCAAGTCGGTAATAAAATGACGTTGCTCCGGCCAATGTATTTGGAATCGTTATTTGCCGATAACCAATACATGCGGTGATAGTTGCCACTGTGAGATATGGAATACTCAATGTTGAATTCGTGTATTCAAATCTTGATTCAGGTCTACCCGATACGATAGCTACTGGATCAACGGCCCGTGAGATTGCCGGTAATAAAAACAATAATGCTCCGAAAAGAAACTTCTTCATAATTCCCTCCAACGGTTAATTAACCGTTTTAGAGAGGTGGAACCGAGGCGAGGGGGACAACCCCGGCCCCACCTTTCTTAAGATTTAAGTCTTAACCTGCGTCTTGGGTTTGAATATCTTGGACATTAACGACTTGCCTGGAACGGTCTGCGCCGGAGTTTCCTTCTCCGACTCCCCTACGAAGGGAGATTTGATCCCCGTTGTCGGGACATCCGTATCAACCTTCTCCATCCAGACCTCGGTAAACTGGTTGTCATTGACTTCAAAGACATCACCAGGGTATCTCAAACACCATCCATCGAACCCAAGTTGTGTCGCTTTGACTTTCATACGTTTTCCCCCTCTTTAACTGTTTTAGCTGGTTGCAATGCTGAAACCAGGCGCGTAATGCCTGATTGTGTCAACGTCAGTCGTCAAGAACGCTTTGACAGCACCGGCGCTCAAGGCGTTCCCGGTTGTCACCACATAATTGAGACCGACATACCGTTCATAACTCGCATTCGGCTGAACACGGGCGATCAAGACCGATCCGGCGACCGAATTGGCCGCGAATGTCCCAATCGTCTGCATCACCGTCGGTGAATTGAGAGCCGCATAACCGTCCGTCACCAACTGAACCGTAAGACCCTGCGTAGAGTCCATGACCAACGTGGTTGTGACGATCACAACGGCGTACATATTTTCACCGGCTCCAATATCCTTGGCAACGCCAAGGTCGATTGTGTGCTCGGAAACAAGACCGGTGTTTGTGCCGGTTGTCACTGTCTGCGGATCAGACAGGAAATTCTCTGCGTCGATAATCATTTTCGTAATCCTCCTTTTTTAATTTAGTTAGGCGACGTGTAATTCATTGTTGACAAGCACATCACAGATGCGGATGGGAATCCCTCGAAACGCGGGGACGTTCTTTCCGTCCACAACCGCGTAATCAAGACCTCCGCCCGTCGAAACTGCCGACATCCGTTGAATGTCCAACATCTGAAATACCGTCCTATTCATGTACCATGCAGCCCTTCCAAAGTTAAAGGAAGGAATACGATTGTACGCTTTGATCATGAGCTTAATGAGATCAGCCGCACTCGACTCGGTGACCAAATTCGTCACGTCGATGTTTGCGATTCTGACTACGAACCGCCAGTCACGAAGTGCGATTCCGGCTTCCCAAACGTACCTGTCTAAGTACGCCCGAAACCGGTAATTGTTGCTGTCAAGAGCATCACCAATCCCAAGATCTTCATGTTTTAAACCGACATCTGACCCTTTCGGGAAAATTCCGCATAACGTCGATTCGTCCCAAACTGCGAGCCAAATCGAGGTATTCACGGAATTTGCGCCAGCACCTTCAACGATGTTTTGCCCGTTTGCGGCGGTGGTGAGAGCATAACGCACAGCTAATCCGTTGAACTGCTCAGGATTAGACAGTGAGTTGCCATAGAACAGCGTGTAAGCCGTTTTCTGGTTCATCGCTTCCAGGAATGGACGAGCTTCGGAAAGCCGAAACTCAGCGACGTTCGCACTCATATCGGCGAGTTTGCAATCAACCTGACTGCGGGCTTCCAGGATGCTAGTCGCCTCTGTGATTTGTGCGGTGTGTGATTTTGACGGCGCGACACCACGGTTGAGCAACCGATAGTAGACATCAGGCAACCCGGTCCGAACGGTTGTGATTTCACCGTTTGGGAGGTTCCCTTCTTTCCACATGATATCGGAGAGAACGTCATTCCTTTGCGAGAGAAGCTCGATGATCTTTGCAGTCTGCCCGTTTGGATCTTTTCGTTTCATCCAATCGAGTAGAGTGAGACACGTTGCGCCTATTGTTGCCATAAGTCACTCCTTTAATTTTTGATCCAAGGAGGCTTATGTCGAGTGTTCTTGATAGGCGGCTCGGCGCGAGCTTGGTTTTCTGGGCTACGTTATTTTTCCGTAGCCTCCACCTCTTTGAGCCATTCTTCCCAGGCCGAGATAATCCCTTTGAAAAGCCTTATCAACTTTTCGTGCAGTTTCATTGTCGGCGGTGGTAATTGGCTCATGTTTTATTCCTCTTTCTTTGGTGAAGAATTGGGATAAAGAACTTCGGCGGCAGACTTGACTTCGCCAGGTTTCGATTCTCCCTTGACGAATTCGCCGCTTTCCATCGCCTTGCCAAGCCGATTCATAAACCGGACAAACGCAGGATGGTTCCCCAGATGCGGGGGCCGTTCCAGTTCTTTAATAAGTTCAGGCCCATATTTTTCAAGAACCCGTTTGGAAATCTCTGACGTTTTAGTGAGATTGTCTCCACCAAGTTCCTTGTCATTCTGAATTTCCTGAACCCATTTATCCGACTCTTCCTTCATCAACTTTTCCAGTCCTTCAACGTAGGCGGTAATGACCGTGTTCTCACGTTCTAGCACCGATTGAGCTTCTTCTTGCGTTAGTCCTTTCTCTTTCGAGAATTTGGAAACGCTTTCGATTGACTCCGGTTTGAGTAGTGAGCCTTCGGGCAACTTCAGGTCGTACTTCTCCGGCACAACCCTAGTTTTCTCCGGTGGTTCCTTCGTATCAGAAATCTTCTCCGGCGGTTTTTCCTCGGGTTTCTTTTCCTCCGGTGGTTTCTCCTCCGGCTTTTTGTCTTCCGGTTTTGGATCTTCTACTTTTTCATCTGCCATGGTCGTTCTCCCCTCTCATAGATTCGGATTGCATCAGCAAAAAAGACTTATCATCGGCCTCGATTGCCTCTGCTTTTAACTGCAAAGAAATATTACGCTCACCGTCATTGAAGGCCATTACCAATGCGTCGCGGTGGAAACTGATCCGGTCACAATACCTGAGATATCGCCAGATAAATCGACGGCCTTCTACGGTCGAAAGAACACTCTTCAAGTCCGCAAGTTCGAGATCACGCTCTCGCTTCGACTTCTTTTCCTGTTCTTTTATTGCCTGCGAATCGGATAGAATTCCCACCAGTCCTCCTTATCGTGAAAGTTTGATCAGAATCAAACCACCCGCTGTAGATGGGGTTGTGTTTTTAGTTACCATTGCCACTCCAACATCTGCTCCTGTTGTCGGTGTTGCCGTTCCCTTTAAATATCCTCTATTCGTTGTAGGCAAAGTAGAATTGACCATACAATTTCCTACCGTTACCACTCCGGTTGCCAGTGCAAGAACAAAACCATCCGTATACATCGGAATGACGGTTCCAGAGTTACCCGCAGCCGCAGCAATTCCAACCCAGGAAGTAATATCGGTGGTATTTCTTGAGACCGCAACGGTAACGCCATGACTTGGGGATGCCGGTGTGGTAGAAATAAGGAGGCTTCCTTCCGCCGCATTCGCAGTCCCAGACAACCAGACGTAAACAATATTTCCCCTACTATTCCCCGTTGTATTGCTCGTGCTTATAGCAACCAAAGAAGATCCCCATTTAACATGGGCGGTCGTCGATGAAAGAACCATATCATCTCCGGCGGTACTATTATCGGTCGCGTTCACGTCCCCGGTGATCGTAATACTTTCATCGTAGATTTTGACAACGGGAAATTCTTTCAAATTCTTGATTGTCCCGACCAAATCATTGACATCCGCCATTGTACAGACAAACGATCCGGCTGTACGGGTTGAAACCCAAAACCGGTAATTCATGGTCGGTTTGTCGTTAAAGATTGTACCGGATTGACTTATAACACCCGCTGAGACCATAGCCGATCCTACGTTGTCCCACTGTTGCATCGTCTCACTTCTTTGGACACGAATCGTGCCTGTGGCCGTCCCTGTTATCGTCCAGAGTAACGATTCCCCTTTTGCCAACATCAGGGGTGACGAACCAGCAATGCTACTGAGCGTTTGCGTGATTGTGGTTGCAAACGATGGCCCCGACAAGGCGATCAAAGCCGCCGTCGCGATTAGAAACTTCTTTATTGTCTTCATCTTCTTTCTCCTTTATGCCGCGACAGGTTGAACACCGGTCTGCGTTGTTTGATCTAGGAGACGACGTAACGCCGAATCCTTTTCTAAATCTGCTCCTGATAAATCTTTTGCGCCTTTCGCCACTTTCGTTACATTTTCAAGAGTTTGTTGTTGCTGAATCTGCTTTTGCCTCTCTTGGCGGATGACCTTCGCGTCATCCGTTGACCTCACCATTTTCGGCGGGATTCCAGTCATGTCCGCATATTCGTCAACGGTTTCATCCATGTCGATCTTGTCCAACACGGACGGATCAGCGGTTACAGCCTGGGCCACGAATCCAAAGAACCTGTCAACTGACGCGACCCCAATTAGCTTCTGCGCCTGGGCCATGATTGAAATGTATTCGACTTCCAAATCCATCCCCTGCAACTCTTCCGGCGGAGGTGGAATCATCCCCTGTTTCACCATGATGTCGAACGTGTTATCAATCAGAGGTTTGAATAAATCTTTGTTGAACTGCTCAAGTACTGACCCGAACGCCCACATCTTTTCCTCATGCCGTTCCTGAACTTCGGCGGCTGTGATGGGAGCGGTGTCCATCTGTGCCATCATCAACAACAAATCCTCGTAGAAAATACCTCTGATCCGTTGCCTTATCTGTTCTTGTTTGGCTTCAAGTTCCTGCACTTTTGGATCAACTTCATGCGCTGGCTTGAAACCACTTCCCGCCGCCATCGACGGGATGTATGTGATATCACTCGGCAAAATCGAGGCTTTGCTATTCCGTAATTCAGGCGGACCCACCATCGGCGGATTGATCATTTTCTCAATCGCCTCCATGATCTTCTTATCGCCCAACTGCAATTGTTTGATATCCCCCAGGGCTTCCATGCCTGGACAGTTTGTCCCGTATGAGTCCTCACCCGTCACTTCCCAGCGGGAGATGAGAATCGGGAAGTAGTCGTAGCCAGTTTCAAGGAGGTATCGTTCATCGAACAAATCAACCCTGTCCCGTCCCCCGCTGGAAGAACCTTTTTCGTAGTAACAGGAAGAAAATTTCTTGAACTTCGATTCCAGTTTTTTCTCGTCCCAGTCTTCGTTCGGCTCAATCACATGGCAGACATCGATCCATGTTTCCTGATTCCCAGCCACATACAAATCCTTTACGCGGATGCTGAACTTCGACCAGTCAATCTCCCCGTTCGGCAATGTCCCGAACTTCTTTATCAACTGTCTGACTGTCATCCCAAACTCGCGGTAAAAAACATTAACGTCCCCTTTCACGTTGTTCGCCACCATGTACGATCCAACGGCCAAGGGAGTAAATCGCACAACCTGGTCAAAATCTTCTTCCATCAAAAGGGCCGCCGTCCCAAACACCGCTGAATCGCCATAGATGACAGGCAAAATATTATAGAGATGAGATCGGTGAAAAACAGATTCCATCCTCTCATCCAAATCGTGGAGCCATTCTTTGACAGGTTGAAATTTTGCTAGATCCTGATCTGCTATCGTCAACCGTCGCCACGGCCTTGCCGGACTGGTCATCCCCGCCATCATGCCGCTCTTTAGCGTCCTCACCGCTTTGGTGGCCGTTGAGTCAACGATGTTCCTATTCCTGCGCTCGCCCTTGTTCTGATCTCCGAGACAGAATCGAGGCCGTCGTGGGAGGATGAAATTTCCAAGGTCCCGCCAGTGAGAGAGAAACGA